TCCCGTCTCCCGCAAAAATTGATTGGCCCGGGAAAACGGCTTGCTTCCGAAAAAACCGGCATGCGCAGACAGCGGGCTCGGATGTGCCGAAGCCAGCACAAGATGACGTTTCCGGTCAATATGGGCTAGTATATAGTACATTTTGACACTCTTCGAATGAAAAAGAAGATCCCCCGGGCGGTGCTTCCGTACGCGGGGGACTGTCCATAGATTACCGTATCCTGTCTCCTTTGGCAACCGCCTTCTTCGCCCGCTCCATCTCCCTCTGCCTCTCCCACCACAGCCGCTCATAGCCGGGCACACACTTCCCACACCTGGCGCACACAAATACCCTCGGCCCGCCGTCCCGGGACCAGCGGGGCTTCATGTTGGTGCGGCAGGTGCAAACAGGTATTCCGAGCATGGCGCATCACCTTTTATGCGAACGGTTGTTCTCTATTGTAGCACGCGGGTGAAAAATTCACAATTTGTTCGCGTTTTGTTCCCATTTACATTAATTAATGTTTATGTTACAATAGGGACAGAAAGAACGGAACGGGAGGAATCGACGATGACGATTGTGACCATCCACCAATACAACGAACAGCACCTGGCGGAAGTAATGGAAGTCGCCCGGAAAATCGGAAAAGTCGAAATCAACGTGTACTACGACGGCGAAATGGCGTACTGCCTGGAGGGCGTACACCGCGTTGAAGCCGCTAAACGCCTCGGCATCCCTCTGATCCTGAAAAACCGCGAATGGTATGAGATCATCGAAACGGATTGCGAAGACGCCGAAGGATATGCAGAAGGCAAAGCCGCTGTGTCTGCAATTTGGGAATATGCTTATGGAACCGGCGTGGAAGGCAGTATCTATTCCGAAAGCGATTTTGTCAGCGTGGAGGTGGAATGAGGTGGCAGACATTTGGACTGGAGAAGGCATTTGGGAAGGCTGGCGGCTCACCACCGACCACCCGGCCAGCAGCTACGGCCAGCCGGTGCTGGTCGACCCGGACGGGATCGCATATGGTCCCGGGGATATCCGCAAGCGTATCTACCAGGCCGACGTTGCCCGGCAGTTGGGCGTCACGGCTGCGGCCATCACGGGCCGGATCAATCGTGGTACGCTGCCGCCGGTGGACGGTGTTGACGAGCACGGCCGAGGGTTTTGGTACCTCGGCACGATCAATGACGTTCTGCAAAGAGGCGGGGCGGAATGAGGCGACCGCCCCGCCCTGATCCGATCGAAGTCTATCGCGAAGTATTGACAGGCAAGCGGAAGGTGTTTCCGCGAAACTACTGGAACGAACCAGATTCGCGGAAGAACGCCGCGATCATCACCCGGTTTATGATCGAGAATCTGCTTGGCTGGGACTATGATGACATCCGGGAAAAACTCAATATCCAGGTTTTTGCAAAATACAAGCTCCGGGGCATGGCCGCACAGCTCTTCGGAGAACACACCTGGAAAGTCGTGGATAATGCTTATCCTGGAATTTTTAAGCCGTGGGAACTCAAAGGGTCGAATGTTGGCCGGTGGACCAAACGGCTGCGGATCGAAGCGGTAAGATGGCTGGTCGAAGAAAAGCTAAATTTGCCGAGGGAACATCTGATGTATATAGAGGCGCACGATTTTGAGCAACATGGCCTTGCGGGGTTGCTCTCCCATTATAACGGCTCACCGACGGCCGCCTTGGCGGAAGCGTATCCTGATGTTGATTTGGATAAAGAAAAAGACACTCACCTGGGAATGAGAACATCCGGGGAAATCAAAGAAATGCTCACGGTGATATGCAGGGCGTATAATTGCACCGCTACCGAATGGATAGAGAAGGCAATCAGATCAGAGTATGAGCGACTGAAAAAGCGGAGTTGACACCCACGCCCAGCCACACGGCCAGGCGGGGATTCGTTTCACTTCTGACCGATCAAATACAATTGAAAGCCCATTCGCCGCGCAAAGCGCCTCCCGCAGCGTTTTGGCGCATTCGTTCAGCGTGCTGCCGGTCGTCAGTACATAAACGGTTTCAATAATAAGATGAAAAATTATAAGCTCCGGTCACACCGGAGCTTTATCGTTCGTTTGTCGAGCGCCTGCATAATTTATTTCAGATTTTCGGGTAAATTAATACCGATCCTTGTTTTCAAATCCAGCCAAAATGCGAACCAATGGCAAGGCCAGCTGCTGATGTACGAATTAAATCTGATAATACACCGTACAATTTCTTTGCCCGATCAAAGTTACCATTCTTAACCGCTTCCTGAATCGCTTTAACATCATCTAAAGCATTTTGTTTTTCCAATCCGGAAAGTTTCGCTTCAATTTCTGCAACTAACGCTGCAAATAACCTCTCAGATTCAGGTGCTACTGGGCTAATTTTGTTGTTGTTATTATCTCCCACATTCAAAATACCGTTATACACCTGGTTTCCTGAAATGAATTGTTGGTTTTTATCGTTCATTATAACATCCCCATATAAATGTATTTGAATTTCAATGGGTAGCCTTTTAATTAATTCATTCGATAAGGGACCGTATTCGGAAATCGGAGCCGCAGCTCCCTTTACCGGATTACTGGCGCCCTTCTGATCATGCTGCCGTGACTGTGAAGTTTTTTTTTATATTCTTGCATATCAGTCCTATAAGTTTCAGTTACCTCAAACGCAGGAAAAATTACATCTGGAGTCAATTCAAACTCATGACCCAATGGACATTCCATGATATCTCCGGAGGTTACATAGTCCGATTTTATTGTCACTGTGTAGTAACAAACAGGGCAACGGATTTCCCAGACGATTTTTAGTTTATTTTGATCAACCAGAAACAGCAGATGTGCCATAATTTCCGATAGGGGTAATGAGATATTATGAGTGAGAGCAGTTGGGTAGAAACGTCTGATTGCCGAAACCGCTGCTTCGTCTACCCAGCGTTCAATATCCCAGACTGAACTCATCTCAAACACCACCTTTTACCACATTATAATGCTAACAGTCGATCACGTACATACCCAAAAACCCCCTCTGTAGCAGCCGATACAAATTGGATGCTGTTTGTGGTCAGCCCGATGCGAATTGTATGGATTTTGGTTATGCCGTTTTCCGTAAACGGGAATCGTACATATCCACCCTGGGGTTGAAGATGCGGCCTGAGAAAGTCGTAAAGTGGTCTTCCTCTCAAGTCACCATCTGTTACGCCCATACCAATTTTGTCCAATCCATTTAAAATTAATGCAGTGAATGGAATAGCAAGAAATTCTTCTCCGAACTTCTCTTTCGTTCTTTCCAATGCGTCCCTCAACATATCAAAGTTCTCATTGCCAAAATACGTATCAAGGGCTGAAAGAATGTCTACAACCGCCTTAGCTTGTTCCTCCGAAAAATTTTCGAGCAATAGCTCCGGCTTTGCCTTCTGATCAATCAGTTCGCCCCCAAGAGCATCAGCGATCAATTCCGTATTAAAGCCAAACGGGGCAGCAACCCTTACCTGTTCAAGGGAAATTTGTTGTTGTGTCAGCATAGCCAGGCTCCGGGCGACTTTCTCGGCCTTTTTTGGTTCTGTTCTCACTTCAATAAAATCTTTGGATTCGTTAAAATATACGGTTGTGATCTCAGTCCTTGGCCTATATTCCATGTCCATGCCATATGTATATCGTGCATTTCCTATTCTATACATAAACCGGAGATAATACTCATCTTTAGTTTCGCCAACTGCACCTGAAATGATGACTGGTTCTGACGTTATGTCCTGGGCATCTGGAACCCGTAAGCATTCGAAGGGATTGTACGGCAAAGAGGAGATAACTCTGTCCTTTAACCCAGCAAGATCGCCTTTGTCAAATGTAAACCATGTGACAGATGTTTTTCCGCCAAATAAGTTTGACTTGGCATTACTGAGAACTCTGTTCTGAAGTTCTTTATCCCCTTTGATCTTTGGCCAAATTCGTTCGCATAATTCATCAACGCTCCCTTTCTCTGGTAGACCTAAGTTAATACAAATGTCACGAAGAACCTCACGTGGTAAATTAACCAAATCACTCCACATCGCAATGTCTGGTATCCTTTGCAATTGACATCCTCCCCTTACAAGACTTCCAAGTTATTCCTCCTTTTTCGACAATATATTTCCATAATCCTGCATAAAAACGAAAAAATCCCCGCCCAGCCACATCGGCCAGGCGGGGTTCGCTCATTTTCCTCCACTCATCCGATACAACATCGTCCAGACTTCCTCCCGTGTCACCGGGTCTTTGGGGCGCGTGCCGTCCGTGATGCCGCGGCTAACTGCCCAATCGCGGGCTTCGCGAGCCCAGACAGACACCCCATCGGTCGCCGGCTCCCGCACGGGCTGTTTCGGTTTCAGCCCGTGCGTCTCCACGATGCCGGCGACGATGGCCTCCGCGCATTTCCGGCGGTAGGCGTCGGACTTCAATAACTCACATTCTTCGCGGTTGGTCATAAAGCCGCATTCCACGAGGATTGCTGGCATTTTCGTCTCGCGCAGGACGTGGAAATTCGCGGTTTTCACGCCCCGGTTCGGCCTTCCGGTGGCCTGCACCAGATTGCGCTGGATAACCTCAGCCAGCTTCACGGCGGCCGCTGGGCGGGTGGTGTAGACGTAGGTTTCGATGCCTTGCGCCGAACTCCAGCCTTCCCCGGCGGCGTTCGCGTGGATGGAGACGAACACGTCTGCCTTCCAGGCGTTCGCCCGGTCTGTGCGCTCCTGGAGCGGGACGTCGCGGCTGTCGTCGTGGGTCAGCAGGATTTCGACGTCCTCATACCCGTGCAGCAGCTCGTCTGCCACGTAGCGAGCGACAGCGCTGTTGAAATGGTACTCTCGCATGCTTCCGTCCGGTGTCCGCTTACCAGGAGTCTCCGGTCCGTGGCCAGCGTCAATGACGATCTTCATTCGCCATCACCGCCGCCCTTCTCGACTTCCGGCAAACCCGCAAGGCTCGTCAGATAGCTCATGATCGTCGCCAGCAGTACCGTTCCGCCAACCACCCGCCAGTCGACTTCGCTGAAAACCGTCGCCGCGCCGATGGCGCCGATGGCTGCCTGCGCCGCCGTCC